AATTTTTGCAAGCGAGATGAAATCAATCCAATATATTTGGAGTCAACAAAATCCATTGTCAGGGCATTATTTAGTTGCTTCTATTCTAGCAGGTTGGAGATCGGGTGTCAAAATATCCACAACAACCGAAGACTGTGAAAATGCAAAAGATGCAAATAATGCTATTCCAACTATTATCCAACGGAATTTTACAAACTCTTCTAATCTCAATTCGATTTTATCAATTCTATCTTTAAAATCAGAACAATGTCCTTTACTTTCCTCTTTCAGTTCATCAACCATTTTAATAATTAATTGATCAGTTTTATAATTTTGATCTATTCTTTCATCGTGCTTTGCCAAAATTGTGGCAATGCGACTATTTCCTTCTGATATTTTTTGTACAGCAGTTTCTAATTTATCCAACATTTCACGGGAAAGATCTTCATACATGGCAAGTTTTGATTCTAGAACAGCTAATTTAGATCCTTGACTGAACATTTTCCTTCTAAATGTTTTTTTATTTTTTATTATTTAAATAATCTAACCATTTTTTACGAGAACCTGTTCCACCACTAGCATAAATATTTCTTCTTGCCATTTTTCCAATTACTGGAGTGATTCCAGAAGTAGGTCCTGCTGCTGGAGATTTTTCACTAAATCCAGCAATAGGTCCAGAACTACCAGTTGTCATTCCCGTAGTTTCTTCTTTTAATTTACGGAATATACTGATTACTTTATCTACTTTATTCATCAGATCGATTGCAGTTGTGAAAGGCAATTTTTATCTTCTTCTATTCTATCAATTTCTGTTTTAGGGTATTCGGGTAATCTATTTAAAAATATAATAAAACTTTTTATAGACGGCCAAAGATCTCTTTCTAAGTTATAAAATAACAAAGGAACTGTAGCATCATTAAACACATTAAACAAAATAATTAAATGGTTTAATATAAGATGTACTTTCAGTTCCCCAGTTTCTTTATATCTCTTAAGCAATCTTTTTATATAACGTATCCTTTTCAAATCATTATCAAAATCTTCTTTAGTAACTGATTGTGGATTATCATAAAATTTAATCGCAAAAAGCATATAATTGCTTTCGTTCAACTCATCAAATCTCATATATTATCAGGCATCTGGATATCTAGTATCGTCATCAGCATCACTAGTGATACCACCACTACCTGCAGAATCTCTGCCCATAGCAACTAAAGTTTCAGTCTTAACTCTAAAATTGCCGTGGCAGTCAACGTAAGTTGTAACACCAACCCAACCAGCGTGTGCTGGTTTATAAGCGGAAGCTTTACCACCAACGGTTGTTACTCCAGCAACTCCTTGCTCGGTATTATCGACACCAAAAATTCCAGTGAAGTGTGCTGTACTTACGCCAGCACCAACCGATTTTGCTTCTGGTGCCCTGTAAACAGAATTTTCAAGAGATGAAATAGGTCTTTCTGTGATGAAATATGAGGTTCCAGCAGGAATCAGACCAGTTGCTGGGTTAGGAATTAAATATTGTGTAGTTGCAACCGATGCAACAGTATTACTAGTTACCGAAGCAATTACTGCGTGACCATAAGTTGCTCCAGCTCCAACAACAATTACATCACCAGCCGCTACTTCAAATCCACTTGTAGAAAATGTAGTGCCAGTTCCCGTGATAGCTTTTGTGGAAAGATTAATGGTTACAGAACCAGCTTTTCCAACTAAGTCTTTACTGCCCCAAAGAGCCATGTTTCCTTACCTATAATTTCTTTATATTGATATTTATAAAAAAAAGAGATCTATAATTATAGATCTCTTTAAATTAATTATGAATTCTAAATCAGTTTGTTTTTTTACTGGCAAGATAGTTCTTAACTTGAAGTAAAAGAAACGAAATAATACCGTTTGCCTTAACTCTTGGATCTGCTCCGAGTGCCTCAGAAACTGCCAAAAGAATTCCTAAAATAAGTTGAAAATTTACAGCACTTAAGGAATTACCAAGTGTTGCAAGTAGAAATGCGGTAGTCATAATAACCCCCAATACTATCCTAGCCTATTTATCAATCTGCTGGTTTTGCTTGTGATCCTGGACCTGGATTTTCTGGTCTTGGTCTACGAGTTCCTCTATACTTATTATAACCACGATATCCTACCGCTTTATTGTGAGCACGAACATCAGGTCTCCAATTTTCTTCACCTGGTTCATCAAATTCTCTTTCAGAAATAGTTTTACCATTTAATTCATATCCAGCAGTCATTACAATAGGATTTTTAACTCCTAATGCTGCTCTAAGTTTATTTTTAATGACTTCTTTTTCTGAATAATTAGATCTTTCATCTTTTTTATCATCACTACCACCACACTCAGATTCTTCCGTATGAACTGGAAGACCTTTGTGCTTAGTCTTTGCAAACTTTCTTGCTTCCTTTTTACTCATTCCTTTTGCTGCTTTTGCAACTTCTGGAGATGCTGGTTTTTCACCTTGCTTTGCTTTATAAACAAGTGCCATAAAATTTCGCTGAGAGGTACTTACTGCTTTTTCACTAATAACTGCACCACCCATTTCATAGCTACTGGCAACTACCATACCGTGGCGGGATGGTGCGGTCTTATCATCTGGAAATACTTTAACAATAGAAGAATTATTTACTCCTTCACCAGTAACCTTCTTTCTCTTATTATCATCAGTTTTTACTTCACCTATAAAATCTTCTTTTACGCTTGAAGTGTCCTTACCGTCTGCAACTCCACCTTTTTTACGTTGAATTGCATTATGAACTGCTCCACGATATTCTTTTGCTCCGCTTTCAACATTTCCATCACCATCATAGTCTTTCTTTGCCTTGGCAGTATCTTCACCTCTAGTTCTTTCACCTTCTCTTGGTTCACCGTGTTCGGTCATTTCTACCGAAGAAATATTTGGATTGGCACGAAGTTCGGAAATTTTTTCACGAGTTGCATAACGGACATAAGAATTTCCAGTTTTCTTATCGGTAACTCTTACCTTATACTTAGTTTCCTTAGTATCAGCAAGTTCCTTAAGATAATCTAATTCTATTTCTTGTTCTACCTTTACACCCTCAACGAATACTTTAAACATTGCATTTGCAACATTTTCTGAAACGATATTATTAATATCTGAAATATAATCTTCACCCATTAACATTTGCTTTGCTCTCAGTTTAATTGCTGGTGCTTGAGAAGATTTTTGAAGACCTTGGAGATATGCTCTTTTGAGTGCGGCAGCATCCATTTGCTTACCACCACTTGCTTTTTTAATTTCATATCGAATATCATAGGCAAGTTGCCTTGCCTGCTTTTCAAGACCTTTTGCCTGATCACCCATAGGAGATCCACCTTTTTTGGAATCTTCCTCAAAAATTTTCGTGCCCATTTGAAAATCTTAATTCTACTTTTTTCTATATTTATTTATGAAATTGAGACCGAAGTTTTTCTGCCCAAAAGCAAGATTTTCTTTTCCAAGTTGAGAACCTTTAGTTTGCTTATCAACATACTTAAGATATCCAGTTGTTCCGACTAGTGTATTAGGTTTTTCAGGTTCTCTATACATTCTATCCATATGCTTTTCAGTATATGCTTCATTTACGTCTTTAATCCAAGACTTAAACATAATATTATCTTCGGTTACACAAATTAAATAATTTGTTCCTCTACGAATGATTCTTCCTACCAATCCAGTATTCAGGTTTTCAACAAGTTGTCCAATTCTGAAGATTACCTCGTTAATATAATTCTCACGAAGAGACTTTTGATCAAACTTAGGTGCAATCTCCCAAACTTCGGCAACCTGATCCTGAATACCCATAGCCTGTCGAACAGTATCAAAAATTGCTCTAGCATCTTTTGGTTTCATTTCAGGAGGCATTCCTGATCTGAAAGTTTTAAAATCTCCCTCAGAAGCAGCAAGACGCATTCTTGATGCAGAAAGACCTTCAACACCATCAGAATCTGGATCACGATCTCCAGCAGATACTACTTCGATATTATCAAACTGATAAAGATTGCCGTTATAATTTGTGGCCAATTTATTAAATTCTTTAACTCTATCTGCTCCTCCTACAATTCGTACATTTGCATAACCATCGTTATGTGCCTTTTTGAGAACATCAAAAATAGTTCGGGTACTTACATCATTTGCGATTCTCTCACTATGCTGAGGGAACATAGATCTCATCAGAGAAACCTTGGTATCAGCATCCAGAGGATTCTTTTTCTTATCCTGTGTACGAGAAGGGACAATCATATAATCACTTCCTTCCTGCTCTGCAGCAGCGGCTGCAGTATCCATTAATTGAAGGTGACCAAGATGAGGTGGATTAAATCTACCAAATGCAACAGTTAAAGTTCCCTTAGTTTTTTCTACTGGAAGATAATTGACTGGAGGTGCTTCCTGTGCTTGCTGCTGTTCTGCAGGAACTTCTTGTTGCTGTCCTTGTGCGGCAGCCTGCTGCTGAGCAACCGCTGGATCCTGAAAATTAGGATCTGAAACATTCTTTTCTAGTTCAGTTTGAGTGGAATCTTTACCTATTGCTTGGCGTTTATTATAAAACTTAAGCTGTCCTTTTACAGTTTTTGCTACAAATTCCCCATTTTTATACCATCCACCATGACCATCTCCATCTAATCCAAGTCTCAAAGCTTGCTGAGATGCTGTAGTTTCTTGGAGAATTTTTGCTTCTCTAATAAAATTAAAAAAACTTTTCATTACTTATCCCAATCTTTTGCTACGGTAAAGTTTGCCCTACTAAATTCTAGACGATCTACCAATTTAAGAGCAGTACCTGATTTAATTGCAACAAACCCTTCTGGAGCAGTAACTTTGTATCCATCATCAGTTTTTAAAAAAGTTCCAAAAGTATTAACTCTTGAAAGCTGTCTAATCACTATAGTTTTTGCTTTTTGAAGATTCATATAAGAAGCAACTGTCATGTAAATTGCCCTATCATTTGCCCTAATAAATTGTAGACCTTCTGTTTTAATTCTTAAATATTTATCTTGTGCCACTTTAGTCTTCTTAGACAATATTTCTTTATCTAAAAGATTTGAATAAAAAGTACTAAATTCATTAGCAACTGTACGAGTATTCGGCATAGCAATACCCTTACTGATATAACTGTTAAAGAACCTCTTGAAGAGAGTGGACATTAGAAACTTGGATTCTCCAGTTGCAGTAAGCACATCAAGAAAAGTCGATGCCTGACGAAGAGACCCTTCAGCAACATTTACTGCGGAATTATAATTTCTTAATTCCTCTTGATTGAAATTAGCAATTCCCGTAGCATCTCTAAAAGATGCAGAAGTTACATAAACGTCAGAAGACTGACGGAATGAACTAATATCTACACCAAAAGATGCATTCATCTCAGCAATTGATGCTCCACTATAACTAGTGTGAAAAACTACTCCTAATTTTGCATTATTAATTCTCGACCCAAGATCAGAATCTGCAGGAACAGCATATGTAATAGTATTTGGACGAAAATAAATTACATTTTGACCATCAATAAATCCAGTATTTTTATCATTAGTAAAAAGGAGATCTCCTTGAATTACACCTTTAATACCAATATTCTTCAGATAAGTTAAACAGGTTTTGAGCTTATCTGCAAGTTGCCCGTATCCATAAAAATTAACAATATCTTGCTCAGAATAACAAAGTTTTGGTTCAGTCTTGGCAAATACAGATTTGGTACCGACAAAAAATAATCCATTCTCAGGATTAGTTCCACAAACTACAGCAGGAGCACCGTCCCACTTTGTAGTAATTTCAATTGTTGAACTTTTTGCTGAGAGCATCTGACCCAACTCACGCAAAAATGCAATCGCATTCCTCCCACCCTGAGATCCTTGATTCAGGATGTCGTCTTCTAAGTGTTCTAGGTGAGTGTTTTTTGCCATACAAGTATTATAGGGTATTATGGGATGGTTTGCCTACTGAGTGGACAGTTTATGAACTGTCTACCTCACCATATCAAATCCAATTCTATCTGAAGTTCTGTTTTGAGAATCATTAGAAGATCTCAATTCAAGATAATTCACAGATTTAACTCCATTATCATTTATTCTACTAAATGTTGGTCTACCATCTGGCATAGAAACCGACATCTTTACATAGATAATTCTTGAATTATTTAAGTATTCTTGAAATATTTTTTTAAGATTAGTTTGAAGAGTTCCAGTTCTTGATGCCGTTTGTATTAAAGTTTCACACTTATACCTAACTTGTCCATAAGTGACCGCTCTAGAATTTGGAAAATACTTAGTTAAAAATGGTGCCCAAGGTTGAACATTAATAATTTGATCAGATGACTTTTTATTTCTAGGTTCATAATTTACTGCAACATCAGCAATTGCTGCTGGTGTTAATTCTACGGTATTCTGCAGAAGTTGCCAACCAAGAAATGCTCCAGTTTTAACGGAATAGTCTCCAAGTATTTTCAATAAATTATATGCCTGACTAGATTTAAGAGTTGCTGATAAAGTATTTTCAACATAAGGAAGCATTAACTGAGGTTTAACTTGGTTTGAAACTCCTTTTCCAGATTTTGCGGATATTAAATATTCTTGATTACCAACAATCAACTTATAATCGTATAGAGATATGGAAGATGGTGGCATAAAAATCTTTGCACTTTGAAGATTTGTTATTTGCAAATCTGACAAAACACCTTTTTTAATACACGCTAGTGGACCAATAACCTCAGCAAAGTAACTCTGTATTGCTCCCCAATCAAATCCTTCTGTCTTTATTCCAGCAAAATCTCCAGAACCACCATTAGCATAGGCAACTAATTCCATAAGATAATCATACAGTTCTCCACTATAATCACTAGTTGACCAACGATCGGCAATAGAGTCTATAACTCGTTGATAGTAAGAAGAAGAATTATTAAATGTTTCATTTTCAATTCCAAATGCTTCAGGCTTTAAATCTATATTACCAACTCTTCCAGGTTTCTTAAAATTATCCACAGGAGAATAATATACCGACCCACTTTCATTAAATTGAAATGCTATTTTAGTGTTTCCCCCACGAGAAATGTGTTGAGAAAATACATCTCTATAAATTACGGATGTGCGAATCTGTAAATTACCTTCTACTTTTGATGTAGTCTCGTTTGCATAATATGGGGAAGATTTTTTAACCTCTACTGATATCCCATCATTATTCTTATAATATTTTTCCCAGGCAGATTTACCGCTTGTTCTTCCCATTTTTTTAAAATTATTTAGTGCCCGTGAGAAGATTCGAACTTCCACTATATGGATTCTAAGTCCACCCTCTCTACCGTTGGAGTACACGGGCATAAGTGGAGAATAGGGGAGTCGAACCCCTTACCTCCTGCGTGCAAAGCAGGCGCTCTACCAAATGAGCTAATTCCCCAGTAGAACAAGACTAGTATATCACCGAAGTGGCATAAAGTCAAATAGTTCTGGATGAAGATTTCCATACTTTCGCATTAGTTCTCCAGCTTTAGCATTTGCCTGGTTTTCTGTTGGACTTCCAGGATGAGAACTTCTATGCAAAAGTTTTTTTTCTAGTTTCTGTTTATAATGAAAATACTCGTGAGCAACCGTTCTCAAAATATCCATAGGATGCCTATTGATTATACTGATAAAAATTATATTTTTATCTGTAATTTCTCCAAATGCTTTATTTTTTTTAGCATAAGAAGTGTCGTCAATAAGAATGATTGGAATATCGTAAGTAATGCTTAATTCTCTTTTAAGAAAGACCAAAAATCTTTTAAGAATAGCATCAAATTGCATTCTTGATATCGATCTTCCTTTTGATTTTCCAATTATAGGCATTTTTTGAAGTATTTATTCTGGATTAACAATTTCCTCAATCTTACTATCAATATTGTAAATTACATTACGAATATCAGAAATACGAGGAGGCACACTCACTTCATCATAAGTATAACCTTTTTGCGATTCAAAAAGAATTTGACGAACTGCAGCGGCAGAACGAACATCCATTTTAATTGTTACTTGTTTTTCTTTAGTCATCGATCATCAACTGCACGGTTTTCGGAGAAGTAAACATCAAAGGCACCTTCAGGATAACGCTTCAGAAGTTTTTGAACATTACGGGCGACAACATCATCAAGAGTCACTTCGAGCGCCATACAAGCTTGGGCAACATACCACATAATATCACCCAGTTCAATAATCAGGTGCTCACGGTTGTCCTCATTATAAGGTTTACCTTGAAACACCATCTTCTTTACAATTTCCATAAACTCACCACCTTCGGCATTGATACCAACAGCAGAGGTCAGAAGACGCTCAATGTTGGCACCCTTTTCATCCAGAGCAACTAAGCGATCTGAAAGAGCGAGGAAGTCCTTGGATGCATCAGAAGTTACAGCATCAACAAAT